GGTCCGGGACCAGCTCCTCGTTGCCGGTGGCCCGCTGCTTCCAATCGAGCACCTTGAACTTCCAGCCGCTATCGTTGACCAGGCCCATAGGCATCGTGTTCTTGTCGAGCCCCAACAGCGCCCCCGGAGCGATGCACTCCTCCCAGATGCCAGTCCCATCGCCCGCCGTCTTGACGAAGTGCACGTAGAAGTCGTCCGCATCGGTGCCCGAGGTCTGGACGATCCTCACGGTAAAGCCATCGGGGGCCTTCTGGGGGAGGTCGGAGAACTTCTGCACCTTGCCCTTGGCCGCGACCATTGCCGCCCCACCCTGGCCGTCCGTAACCGCCACCTCGAAGGCGTTGGCATGGGACAGGTAGATGACGGGGCCGATGCGGGACACGGTGAAGCCCGAGCCGGTGAGCGCGGTGAGGTTGCCGGTGAGGGTGGCCCCGTTGGAGGCGGTGTAACCCGAGCCGGAGACTAGCGCGGCGGCGATCTTTTCGGTGTCCACGTAGGTGCCGTCCGAGGCGGAGGTGCCGTCCGGGGTGTGGAGGGTGACTGTCTGCGTCCCCGCGCCGGAGACCACCACCTTGTAGTCCTTGGCGTAGGCCCCACCCCGAACCCAAATGAGGGCCTCGTTGGGGCGGCTCGCGGCGGTGGCATTAGAGTTGGCGACGTTCTGGGTGCGGTTCCAGGCGAAGGTGAAATCAGCCACGGTCTGACAGCCTAGGTCGTGCTGCGGAGTGGTCACCCCGGCGTTGACGTAGGTTTGGGTGGCGGCGTCGATGGTGAGCGCCTGGAGGGCCAGGGTGGCGAGGTCGTAGACGCGGGGCACGGTGACGGCCGCCTCGCGGGTGAGCGTGAAGAGGGCTGCCCCGGCCGAGCGCTCCACGTAATGGAATACTCCGGTGGCGCTGCCGGGGTGGTTCTGGAGGGTGCCGAGGTACTGGAAGGGAGGGCGCTTGCCGAGGCCCTGAGGGATGGCGGCGAGGACATCCTCCAAGCCCTCCGCCTGGTCCACTCTCCGCACCTGCGGGGGAGCCTGGGAGACGCCTTGGTAGGGGGCCTCCCGGTATGCGCTTATCTGGGACACTTAGCGGAGCCGCCTGCGCGGGCCGCCATAGAGGGTGTTCCCCACGAAGGCATTGCCACCGATGTTGTTCTGTTCGTCGGCCTCGTCCTCGCGCTGTTCGAGGAGGGCCATAGCCCCCTGGACGGCCTTCTCCGAGGTGGCCTTAATGATGGAGCTGCCCTGGAGCCGCACCTGGAACACGTCCACGGCGGCCTCAGTGATGGCCTGCCTCGCGTACTCCGGCATCTCTTCCCACGTCAGCTTCTGCACCATGTCCACGGTCACCTCTTGGGTGAACAGATAGGTATGGTTGTCGCGGTCGTAGAGGGAGTTGCCGCGCTGGGCGACCCGCACGGCTAAGCCGGTTGAGGTCCAGTAGGCGTTGGAGACCCAGACGCAGTTGGCGGGGAGGGAGATGGTCCCGTCCTCCGAAGGGGAGAGCGTGAGGGCGTCCTCTCGATTGAAGTGCCAACCCTTGGTCTGTATCTTGCGGTCCATCTCGTCGATCGCCTGCACGGCTGCGGCCACGTCCACACTCAGAGACGTGTCCAAGGAAGCCACCGGGCTCTCGGAGATGCTCTGGAGAAGGACGTTGACGGCTGCTAGCTTCGTCGTCAGGTCGTCTGGGATAACTGGGTCGTCGGACACGCGCTGAGGCTCCCCGCTCTCAAAGGAAGGAAACCCTGGCATTTATCCGCCCCAGGGTGGCGGTCGCTATTTCCTCCCTCCAGCCTGTCAACTGGGTTGGGGAGTAGTCGCGTGGGTGATGAGGTAGTCTTAGCTCGACGGTGCGCCGGTACGCAGTTCGATCGCCGCTTCCGGGCGCAGGCCGCCGTGGCCGACCAGGTACTTGCCGACCATGAGGGTGCCCTGACGCCGGATGTCGTAGGCGCTCTCCATCGTCACGTCCTGGAGCTGCACCGTGCCCATTGCGCCCTTGTGCGCCACGAGGCCCTGCGTCACGGAATAGTCGTGGCGGCGGTTGCTCGGGATGGCGAGGTTGGCGCTGTCATCGGCGCTCGGCAGGTTGTTGGTCTTGACGAGCATGATGTTGTTGATGCGCTCGACCTGGCCTCCCTGGATGCCCTGCTCTGAGCCAAGCGGCCCGTTGAGGTCACGGTTGATGGGCTTCTCGGACATGACCACGAGGGCGTACTGCGTCGGGCGCAGGAAGCCGTAGCGGTCGTTCTGCGGGATGTCCTTGCTGTCGAGGGTGACCCCGGCGTTAAAGATGCCCTGCCAGAGCTTGGTGCCGTCCGTGTTCATGGCCGCGTCCGTGATGTTGCCACCACCCGAGAGGCCGGTGAGGTTGGCCGCTGCACGGGCCGCGTCCGCGATCGCCGCACGGGCAACGTTCGTGTCGTAGGCTTTGGCGAGTGCCTGGCCAATCTCGTCCGAGTAGATGGCGCGGACATCGTAGTGGTTCATCGCTTCGTCAATGTTGGCGATGAAGGCCGGGGCCACGAGGAGGTCGTCGATCGTGATGATTTTCTCACCGTGGCGGATGACGCCGCCCGTAATCTCGGCACCCGGCGTATGGTAGGCGGCCGAAGCGAGACCCGTGACGGGGAAAGAGGCCGACTTGCCCGAGGCGATCGTGCGGACCTGGTGGCGGGGACGGAAGGCGCTGTCGCGATTGAAGGCCGTGAGGACCTCGCCCGCGAACACTTTGAGGAATAGGGCAAGAGGATCGCCAGCGGCGTCCTGCTGGCCTAGCCTCGAAGGCGTGGCGTTAGACATTGTGGTGGTACTCCTTCTTCTCCCGGCAGCAAAGTCATCCGGGCATGACCCTCGGCCTCACGGCGTTGGATGGGTTGGCCGCGTCCCTCAGATGTTGGGGGAGCGAGCGATCTTGTCCTCCACCTTCTTGCGGAAGGCAGGGTCGTTGCGGTACTCGGGCTTGCCTTGGTCGCGGGTCACTTGAGCCCAGTTATCGTAGACATCCCCTTGTGGCAATTGAGAGCCCTGAGGATTGTTGGTGACATCACGGGCTGGCTGCCCACCACCGTCCGCTTTCCACCGCGCCATCGGGGCCTGCATTAGCTGGGCGGCCGTCTCGTAGTCGCCAGAGTTGAGGGCCTTGTTGATGGTGTTCTCCTCGGCCGGAGTGAGGCGTCCTTCCGCCTTGGTCCAGTCCTGGAACTGCCTGTAGTTGTCCATGCCTCCGAAGGCCTCTAGCACGGGAGCCGCCGCAGCAGCCGCAGTCGCAGGGGCACCGGCCATGAACTGCCGGACAGCAGCCTCGGAGAAGCCGGTGGCCTTGGCAGCCTCAGCCACCTCAGCATCCGTCAGCGTCCCGTTCTCAGCATAGGCCGCCGCGAATGGGGCTACCTTGCCCTGCATCTCCTCCGAGAGACCCTCAAAGATGGAGCCGGTGAAGTCGAATGGCTTGGCCTCTGCCTCGGCTGCCTCGCGCACTGCTTTGGCCTCGGGGGTCTCCTGCTGTGCAGCGGCCTCGCGGGCGGCCTTCTGCTCCGGGGTCTCGGCTGCTTGCTCCTGCTGCGCGGCCTGCTCCTCCAGCGTAGGGCCTTCCGAGCCGGGGGTCTGTCCGGGGGTGACGCGGAGGGTTCCGCCTCCAACGTCCGTCGCCGATGAGGGGGCCGCTGCCGGGGGTGCTGAGCCTGGGGTTTCGTCTGCCATGTGATCCTCTTACTGGACTGTCTGCGGGGGTGTTTGTGGAGGAGGTGGAGTGGTGGCGAGCTTGGTGTCCTGATTGATGCCCGCTACGTCCGTCGCGGTACGGTACTGGCCATACTGCTGGACGAGCTGGGGGGCAACCGTTTTCATGAACTCCGACATCTGGGCGTTCTGCTGGGTGGCCTGAGCCTGGTCCTCGGTGAGGATGAGGTTGGCCGTTTCGATCCCCAGCGCAGCGGCCATCCGGGCCATGAACTCGCGCGGGTTGACAGCGGAGGCGACCACCTGAGGGCCGAGCGTCTGGAGGGCCGTGCCGATGAACTGCTGGAGCTTGATGAGTTCGGCGTTGCGGCCAAGGGCTGCGGCACCTCCGATGACCTTGAACGATACGGTGTCCATCGGCAGCTGGGTCACCCGGTCCTGGCGCATGAGGTAGCGCAGCTTCTTGGTCACGTAGGGTATCTGGAAGGTGACCACCTGCTCGGAGTAGACGCTGCCCAGCACCTCCTCCAGTTCTTGGGAGACCTTCTGGACCTCCTCCGCCGTCACCCTCTCCGCCTGCCGCACCACGGCGCTCGTCACGAGGAAGGCACGGGCGAGGCGCTGCACTACCGTCTGGAGGGTGTTGTCGGCCGTGGCAAAGTCCGCCTGCTTGTTGCCCTGGATGACGTAGACATCCTCCTCGCGCCCCGTGATGACATCCCCGTTGTCCGCCTGCGCCACCTGCTTCTTGTTGGTGAGGCCGGTGGGGGAGACCATCGTAATGAAGCGGGCGACGGCGGCCGACCCCTGAGAGATTGTCTTGGTGAGCCCGTCCACGAGGTCCAGGTCCGCCTCGTAGAACTCGCAGTAGGACCGCGCGTAGTGTTCCCCGTCGATGAGCAGCCACGGGAGGAAGAGGTAGGGGAGGGCATCGTCGTTATACGTCGCTTGCGTCCCCTCTACCACCTCCGAGTAGCACTCCTGGAACACCTCCCATTGGCCGTTCACGAGTTGGCCGTGGGTGTAGACCATAATCTCGGGCTGGTAGGAGGCGGTGATGTCGGGCTTGTAGCCGTGGCGGAGGGCAATCTCCTTCACGTCCGGGGGTAGGGACGCCCACTGCATCGGGTCCTCAATAGCCCACCTCAGCAGCTTGCCGGAGGGGTCGCGCTGGGTGACGAACCGCTCAAGGGAGATGCCCCGGAGCTTGGCGTCTGGGTAGAACTGGAGGGCGTGGTTGCCACCACAGATGAGCTTGAGGGCTGCCACTCCGAGGCGGGGGCGGTCGCCATCCTCCTCCATGCAATCCGAGAACTCGGTCTCCACGATGGAGAGCCCCTGGTCGATCTGCGTCTTGAGTTCCTGCGCCTTGTCTGGGTCCTGCTGCTCAAGCGCGATGATGTCCCGGCTAGCCTTGCGGTTCTGGGCGAGCTTCATGGGGGCGAGGCCGATGGGGAACATCGACTTGACGGCCTTCGCCCCGAGGTTGGTGAGCAGGTAGGCCCCGATGGAGTTCCACGGCAGCTCTGCATCCGCGCCGCTGGTTGCCTGGCCCTCAGGGGGAAAGAGGGCTGGCATTGTCAGCGCGGCACACCGCCGAGCCCGCAGGAGGTACGGGTTACGGATGGTGCACTGAGCCTTGTAGAACGAAGAGGCGGTGCCGTCAGGAACCTCTCCCTTCGCCCCCGCATCTCCCGTTTGCACGGAGCGGGTATCCTCCACCGAGGCCATCTCTAATTAAAGCCTTTGGGTGCCAACCGAGCCGGATCGTGTCCCGCCCGAGCCGCCACTGCCGCTTCCCACGTTCAACCCGCCGGAGCCTGAGCCGACCGAGCCGGAGCCTCCTGCCGAACCACCCGAGCCGGAGCCCACGTTGCCAACCCCGCCCACGTCTCCTCCAGGAGCGCCGCCAGGTCCACGGCCGACCGCCCGGCCAACCTTCAAGGCCAGCCTGCCGAGGAGCCCCGAGTTGCGGAGCTGCTGGTCGTCGTTCGAGGTGGGGCCGAGGAGCAGGTTGTCTGCGCCCTGGGCTGGAGGGGCGGCGGGCTGAGCCGTGGGCTTGGGAGCCTTGGGGGCGGAGAAACACATAGCGCTAGGCGTCCTGCTTGCTGAGGTTGCGGAGGAGGTCGATGACTTCTTGGTTGCCCATCTGGCGGGCCTGGTCGATCATGATACCGTCAGGGTGTTGGACCCTCTCCATAGAGAGCCGCACCGGAAACTTGCGCTCCAGATACTCGACCAAGGCCGGGCTCACCGGGACTGTCTCGGGGTCGTCGCCCGAGGAGGAGCTTTGGAGGTGGGCGCGGGGGGTGCGACGATCAATCGACAAGGTAGCATCTCCGGCTGGCCCGCTCACCGGGCAATCTCCACCAATCCGGATCACCTTCCTCGAAGGCGATGGCCATGTCAAGACACCTCGCAGCTTTTTTCAGGTCCTCGACCCCGTTCTTGTGGGGGTAGCGAGAGACGTACTTGTTGATGGAGAACTGAAAGATGTTCATGCCGTTCTCGACGCAGTAGCGCATCGGCTCGATCTTGAAGCGGCGGTAGTGCTCGGGCATGTTCACGGCATCGTAGCCCAAGCGCTCGCTGTCGTTCTGTCGGCGGGTGGAGTTGGGAGCCGCTTGCGCGGCCCCCTCCTCATTCAGTCGTTCGTTAAGCCACTTGAGCAAGCTGCCGTCCCTCCACACCCTCGGGGAACTGGAACAGCCGGGGCTCCTTGGCCTCAGCATCCCAGTCCGTTGCCCGCAAGATGCGCGAGACCTGGGCCTGTGTCAAGCAGTCATCGGCGGTAAGACCCTTCTGCTCGAACCGGATGATGATTTCCTCCCAGCGCTCGGCAGGTGACAGGCCCGCCAAGTTGAACTGGTCGATAAGCTCACCGGCCTTGGTGGCACCCCACCCCGGACAGCCCTTGTAGTTGTCCGTCACGTCGCCCATGAGGGTCTGCATCATGTGCCAGTCATCCGCGAACTGCTCGGTGATGACCCGCGTGTGATACTTGCCGTCCTGGGTTGGAGTGCAGAGCAGCCCCGGCACCTGGAGCATGTCCTTGTCCGGGCTCACGATGACGGCCGCCGTATGACCAGCAGCGTGGTTGAGCCGCCCGGCCGAGATGCCACACACGTCATCCGCTTCCAGGCCCTCAATCAAGAGGACACGATAGGGGCTGTCGTCTGCGAACTTGGCGCGGAGAGCATCCAAGGCGAGGGGTCGGGGGCTGGCCTTGCGGTTGCCCTTGTAGGTGGGCAGGAGGTCCATGCGGAAGTTGCGACGGTCGGACAGACAGACGAAGCACTCGTTCGCTCCGGCCGCCTTAACCTGCGCCTCCAGCCGTTCCACCGCATCCTCGTACACCCGTGACAGCGGGAGTAGTTGGAGCTGCTTGCCATCGCACACGGTCTCAGCCTTGAGGGCCGCCGCGTACAGGATGCCGTCAGCATCAACGAGTGCTGTAATGCTCCGCATAGCGGACCTCCTCTCCAGTTAGCAGGTTGGCGTTGGCGAACAGGAACTTCACGCCCGAAGGAGTGACCTTCCAGATACGCCCATAGACAGTCCCCGAGGGGATAACCTGCGTGGTGAGGAGACCGCGAGACGAAGCCTCGGCAATCTCATCCGCAAACGCTCGCGCGTCGTCGGACTTGGTGAGGACAGCGTAGGTCCATACCCTTTGCAGGATATGCACGAGTGCTGCCTTCCGGCCGTCCTCCCCAGGAGGCCGGGTATCAACGGTATTCATAATCCCTCCGCTCTAGCAGGGACTATGTGTCAGTGCGTCTGTTTCCACGAATGGGCCAGAGGAGAGACCTCGGCCACGAGTGGGCATAGGACCCGGAGTAATCTTCCCGCTTTTGGATGCGCTTCTAAGGCTAGGCGCGAGTACGTGGGATAGTGGTCAGGTAGAACTTCTGCTTGTGCTTCGTCGTGGATGTTAGCCACAAACTCATAGTCTGTGACGGGCCTAAGCCCTTCCGCCCGTAAGTCGGCGTCCAACACGATCAATGTCTTTTTCATAACGATAGCACCCGCCGATTGCAATAGGGTATTTAACGCGGCGTGTGCTTTTCTTATTCTGAGCTTGCGGCCGTCGAGGGCGAGGAGGTGACCCCGCGCTTCAACCGCCTCTTCGATCCCCGTCTTGAGCTTGCCCAAGGCGACGAACCGGCTCTCCAGCTTGGCCTTAATCTCGGTCCCTAGCTGCTGCTTTTCCTTGGTGGTGGCCGTGGGTAGCACGATGCTCCCGAGGTTCTCCGCGCCGGAGCCGTAGAGGTAGGCGTACATGGCCGTCTTGGCGTTGTCTCTCCCCGGCTCGCCCGCGCCGATGATGTCCTCTCCGACAATCTCCGTCCGCATCCACGAGTGGGGGTCTGTCCCATCCTCCTTCCTCCCAGCGTCCACGATCCTCGCGTACTCGCCCTGGTCGAACTGGTAGGTGTAGTGGGCCAGCATCCTCAGTTCCAGAGAGGAGCCGTCGAAGCCGACCAAGCCATAGGGAGGAGCCGCGATGAACAAGTCCCGGCAGCGGTAGCCCTGGACCTCGGGATACGAGCAGAGCTTCGCGGCGGCGGTGTTCTTGGGGACCTGCGCGAGGTTGGGGTCCATGTGGGTGCAGCGCGCAGTGACCGCCCCGTTGGTGTTGACGCGGCCGTGAATGCGGTAGCGTTTCTCCCCGTTGGGCAGGACGGTCTCGCGGGCGGCCTTCATCCACGCCTTCTTGCCCTCGGCTAGCTGGCCGATGCGCTTCTTGACGAGGTAGTAGTTGGCGAGCCCCTGGGCCTCGGGGTAGGGGAGGCCGCGCAGGATGTCGTCATCGACCACGGGTTGAGGCGGGCTGTTCTTGCCCCCCTTGGTGAACTTGCTGGGCTTCCAGTCGTACTTGGCGATGAGCCTGGCCCGGATGTGCGCCCGCGAGTTGGGGTTGAACTGGATGCGCTTGATGGGAGTGTAGGCGGCCCCCTGGGTGAACTCGCACAAGGGCGGCCCCACGTAGGGCTTCACCTCCTTGCCGGTCTTGGCGGAGAAGCGAGTAAGCGTTACGTCAGGGAAGCCCAGCATCTTGGTTCGGCGGGTGACGGTGGGCACGACTACCTCACCCCACTGCTGGCGCTGCTCCCACTGCCTCCGGCGCTCGGCCTGGACCTCCTCGTCCTCGTAGTCCTCGTCCTGGTCGGGATCGTAGCTGCCGTCCTGGGCGCTGGAGTTGGCGGCCTTGCCATACACCCACCACTCCCCGAAGGCTTCGATTAGCTCCGCTTCGAGCGTCTGCTGTCGCGCCCTAAGCTCCCCGAGAAGGGTTTCCGCCTTAGCCCAGTCGAAGCCGAAGCCACGCCTTTCCTGCCTCCGTACTATGGCAGCGAACTCGTGCTCAATCGAGGAGGCCTCGGGGGCCAGCTTCTGGGCCATGAGCCACTGGAACACAGCGATGAGAACCTCAACGTCCTGCTCCATGTAGGACTGCATCTCCTCGGACCAGCGCTCCCAGCCACCGTTGTAGTCTCCCTTGTGGATGCCGAGGCGGATGCCCCAGCTCTTGAGGTTGTGCCGGGACTTGTCGCGGGGGAGGAGCTTGTGGCCGTTGGGGCCGGACTTGGCGATGTCGGGGTAGAGCGCTCGGGAGAGGAGCAAGGGGTCGATTAGCTGGCTGCCCGGCTTGGGCGACCACCAGGGATAAACGAGGGTGATGGCTCCGGGGCGGTACGGGGGGACGCCTTCGTCGAAGTCCTGCCCGTTGAAGGCCACGCGGGTGTCGGCCTGCTCCAAGATGCGGAGCGCGTCCACGATGCTCATGCGTTCCCAGCCCCGCCCGGACTGGCCTCGCTCGTAACCTGGTTGGTCGGCCGCCGAGATGCGCCGCCACGTCTTGGCCACGGTGTCGTATAGCGCGAGGGCGATGCAGTGGAGCTTGTTCATGGGGGGCGTCCACTCGCCCTTCTCCATGCGTCCTTCGAGGAGGCCGTTAGTCTCGCAGTCGTGGAAGGCTAGGATACTCACCAGTCCCCCAGCCCCCACCACCAACGCCCCTTTGGTCCGCACTTAGACGGATCGTCTCGGAGAGGTCGGCACTCTTGGAATGGTCCGGTAGGCTGCCCTGTCACGATGTCCACGGGAGGATGGACAGCCGCGTCCTTGCAGAAGTGTCGAGCACCGTCTTGGAAGTGATGCAGACAACTGGCACAGGTGCGGGGGAGGCTCATAGTGGCGGAGGCTCCACACTAGGCTGCTCATCCTGGAACGTGCTCTTCTCCTCCAGCCTGCCGGTGATGGTGTTGTAGACCATCTTGCGTGTCTTGCCCGTGCTGTCTCCGGTGAAGCGATCCTTGAGTACGCGAATGGTGGTGTCCTCGCACTCGCCCTCCTCGCCCTGCTGGTTGCGCTCTAGGCCAAACACGAAGCTCGCCCACATGACGATCGCCCCCGAGCCCCGGAAGTGACGCAGCTCCACACGGCCGCCCTCCTCGTGTGCAGGTCCTTGGGCTGGTCTGGTGAGGTGAGACATAAACAGCGTGGTAATGTCCAGTTCCTCAGAGAGGGCCTTGCTCTCGGCAAACATCTTGTCAAGGGCCTTGCGGTCGTCGTCCTCCTGCGCGACTAGGGCGGCCACTGGGTCTATGATGGCCAACGTGATGCCTGCCTCGTGCCTGAGGAACCTAAGGCGCTCCTTAACTGAGGTCCAGTCGATAGCCCCCTTGTGGTCGTTGATGAACAGCTTGGCGCAGCGCTCGCGGCGGTAAACCCTCGCGTCCTCCAAGTCCTTGGGTGACCAGTAAAGGTTGGGGCTGCCGTCCTCTGGGTCGGGGATGTTGAAGCGCTTGGACCATAGCTTGCCCATCGTGCGTTTGAGGCTGGCGAGTGCGGCGCTCTCGTAGTCAAAGATGGCGCAGGGGGAGAAGTTGCCACCATCCTCTAAGGGTTTAATGTGGTGGGCTCCAATCTCGGCCGCGTAGTCCGATTTGCCTACTCCTGTTCCAGCCCCCAGCAGCCACACCTCCCCCCCTCTGTAGCCATAGGTCCATTCCGTCATAAACTTGAATGGCAGAGAGAAGCCCCAGCGGGTGGGACTGAGCAACTGGGCGTCGAGTTCGTCCGCGTCCACGATCCCGTCCGGGCGGAAGGGCGTGGCGTTGTGGATGGCGGAGATGAGAGCCTGCTCGCCAGCCTTGAGGACCGTCTCGTTGGCGTCCTTGTAGGGGAGCTTGGTAAGGTAGGCCTTGCCGGGAGGCAGCATGTGGCACACCTTCTGGCCTGCCTTGAGGCCGGGCTCGTCCATGTCCTGCACCACCACGATCTTCTCGTAGCGGGAGAGCTTGGGGATGAGCCTGGCGAGGTCCTTTATCTGGCTCTCGGCCTGCGGGGAGATGACCGGGAACTTGGAGCCCCAGAGCTGGCGCACGGTGAGCCGGTCCTTCTCGCCCAT